TTTATGATTTAACAAGAGCAGATAAATATACTAACTATGGACAATTAGAATTAATTGAAACTCAAACTGTATCTAGTGCAGTTGCACAAGTAGATTTTACATCAATACAAGAAAGCACTTACAATGTGCATTTTTTAACTGCTAATAATGTGCAATTTGCAAGTACAGGTATTTCTAATTTAGGTATAAGATTTTTTAACAGTGGCTCTGTAGATACTTCTGGTTATCAAATGGCATATTTTAGAATTTCAGCAACTGGAAGTACTACTGAAACTAAATCAACAAATACAACTCATATTAGAATAAATACCTATGCAGGTGGTGTTTCTGATAATGCTGATGGCTCTGTAAATGGATACTCTTATTTTTACAATTTAGGAGATAGTACTAAATACAGTTTTCATACAAAGCAAACAACATATATAAATTATGATGGTAATCCTTCTAGTGGTTTTGGTAGTGGTACTAATGCAGAAACTAGTGTAGTAGATGGAATAAGATTGTTTGATAGTTCTGGTGCAAAAAATATTGTCAGTGGCACATTTTCCCTATATGGAATAAAGGAATACTCATAATGGCTACTAATTTACAATTTATAAAATCTGTAAATGTACAAACTGCAAGTTCAACAGTACAAATAACAGATTGTTTTACTGATAATTATGATGTTTATAAAATTGTATTAACAGACTTTAGTACAGATGGTTCTGGTAATTATGGTCAGATAAGGTTTATTAATAGTTCAGGAAGCACAATAAGTACTGCAAACTATGATTTTGCAAGTTTACAACTAGCTTCTGCATATTCTTTTGGTGAAAATGTTACAGATACTAATCAAACATATATAAGAGGAATTGGTGGTCAAGATGTTAGAAGTCAAGCTGCAAATGGTAATGCAGTCTTTTATGTTTATAATCCAACAGATACAAGCAGTTATACTTTTATGCTTGGACAAAGTGCATTTTGGAATAGTGGTAATAATATGCAGGGCTATAAACAAGTTAGTGTATTGAAAACAACTGATGATGTAACAGGAATAGAGTTTTTTTATAGTTCAAGTAATGTTGATGAACTTAGAGCAAGTGTATATGGAGTTAAATAATGGCAGGTAGCTTAATAAAAATAGATGAGGAAATAGTTACATCAGCAGTAGCAAGTGTAACTTTAACAGGTATTGATAGCACTTATGATGTATATATGGTTAGGTTAAGTGATGTTATTCCTGCAACTGATGATAAAAATATGATAGTACAAGTAACGGTAGGTGGAACTGCTGATACAACTGCTAATTATGACCACGCTTATAAACAGCTAAGAGCAGATACTACTTTTTCTAATACAAGTGGCACTAATGGAACTTCTGTTTTACCTGTTTTAAGTCTTGGTAATGTAGGTGGTGAAGGTGCAAGTGGTGTATTTTATTTATTTAATTTTGCTAATGCTAGTGAGTACAGTTTTGCAACAGTAGAAACAAGTTTTGTTGATTTTCTAGGAAACTTAAAAGGTATGCAGGGTGGATTTGTGCATACTGTAGCTCAATCTTGTGATGGATTAAAATTTACTTTAGAAAGTTCAACTAATTTTTCAACAGGCTCTAGTTTTGTTTTATATGGTTTAAAGAAGTAAGTATAAGAAATATATGGTAACATAGGAGAGATATGGCAACACAAGAAGAACTACAAGCGTTAGCAGACCAAGAGATTGAAGATGCTAAACCAATGTACAAGCAAGTTAATAATGAGCGTATGGAGTTTTCTGATGCTGATTATGCACAAGCTAAAGTAGATTTAGGTAACAGCAAGTGGCAAGAACAACAGTTTGGTTATATACAAGCTAGGCAAGAAGCGTATGGTTCTATCCAAGACCAATTAGATATGCAATACTGGGATTCAGTCAATGACACAACAACTTGGAAAGACCACATAGCTAAAGTTAAATCAGATAATCCAAAACCTAGCTAATATAAATTCCTATGATACAATCCAATTATGGATTATCTTGTTGGATTTATATTTGGATTTATAGTTAAAGAATTATACAGATTACTACAGTATTTAAGCACATCTGAAACTATTGTTATAGACCACAACTGGGATGAAGAATGGGATTGGATAACAAGACCAGAGGATTTACCATAAATGACAAACAACAATGGCTACACACAGAAAGAATTACTTAATATGGTCATTGAAAGACTTGACAGATTAGAAGAAAAACTAGATGCAAAACTAGATAAAGCAGAATTTTATAAAGTATTAACGCTACTTGTAGCACTTGGTGGAGTTGTTGCAGCGATTGTAATGTAATGCTGCGAATCTTATTCGCAGTATTTTTACTGCTACCATTACCTTTATATGCTAATGAAAACAATACAGATACTACAGATACTTCTACCACTACTACTACTAGCACTACTACTACTACTATCCCAGGAGAAACCGAAGAAGTAGAAACTTTTGATGGTCCTCCTCCTGTAGAAGAAGAGGAAGTTGTGGAAGAAGAGACTACTACAACTACTTCTACAACTACAACAACTGTTCCTGAAACCTGGGAGCAAGCTACTGATATAGTTTTACCAGAAGATGAATTAGATACACAAGGTAATGAAGTAGAAAATAATATTGTTATAGATAATATTTGGTCTGGTAAGTATGGTTGTACAGACTTTTGTATGAACCTTGAATATCAACAACACGGTGGAGATGGTGCTAATTATTCCTTTGATTTGCCTGAAACAATAACAGTAGATGAAGAAGAACTTGAAATAGAAATATATGAAGTAGGTTTTATTGTAGGAGCAGTAAACAATGAAGGTAGTGTAACCTACACACATACAGATGAAACAACAGAAACAGATACAATATCTGCACAACAATGGGTATCAGATGAAACTATGTGGGAAGAATATGTTTATAACATATACGATACACTAGATACATTTATTGATTCTTTTACTATTTATCTAAATGACTGGTCTTTACTAGATGACATATCTTTTAAGTATGTTATGCCTACAACAACTACTACCACTACAACAACTACTACAACTTTGCCACCTCCACCACCTCCACCACCTTCACCTCCAGTTAAAGTCGTGGTTGTAATGGATGATGGTTCTGTTGGAGAATATGAAGAATATGAAGTTGAAGATGGAACAGTAGAACGTGACAATGAGCGTAAAGCTAATGAAGATAAGTTTGGTTGTTATATGACTGATGCACAAATAGAGCGTGGTGATTGTGATATTATTGAAGAAGATGAACAAGAATACGATACCGAAGGAGAGTTTTACGAAGACGATGATATGGTACTTGACCTGGAGTCTGAAGATGAAGTGGAAGAACTTGAACCTTTGGAAGAAGAAATCATTGTTGAAGAGGAAGATAAGATTGATGCTAAGGAACTTGAAGAAGAGTTTAAGTTTGAGGAAGAAGTCTTTGATTTAGAAGAGATAGTTATAGAGGAGATAGTAGATGAAGAAGTTGAAGAAGTTACAGAGGAAGTTTTGGATGAGCCAATACAGGAAGATGTTGAGGAAGTCATAGAAGATGAGCTGGATAAAGAGATATCAGGAGATGACGTCATCGGAGAAGAAACAATTCAAGAGGAAGATGTCAAAGACGAAGTTGTACAGGAAGTAGAGCTTACTGAAGAAGAGGTAGCTGTAGAAGTTGCTGAAGTAGAAGAAGTCATTGAAGATATTGTCATAGAAGAAGTCACTACTGAAGAAGTCATAGAAGTTA